GAAAACAGAAATACTGAGCATGACAAGTTAGAAACATTCAGGGAGAATCTCCAGGAGACTTATGATTACCTAGTTTCTCATAAAGAAAAAGTCAAATATTACAATTTCACATACGGTCTATTGAAAGATGGAGGAGTTAAGACTAAAATCATCAAGAAGTATTTACCGTTGATAAATCAACAAGTAAACCGTTATCTACAGATGATGGATTTCTACATAAACTTTACACTTGATGAGGAGTTTAACGAAACTATTCAATCCCCAATACATGAGGATTTTTCTTATGCATCGTTTAGTGAAGGTGAAAAGCAAAGAATTGATTTAGCACTTCTCTTCACTTGGAGGGAAGTGGCTAAGTTTAAGAATTCAGTCTCAACCAACTTAATGATATTGGATGAAGTGTTCGATAGTTCATTAGATGGTCAAGGAACTGAGGAATTTTTAAAGATTATCCGATATGTAATAAAAGATGCTAATATCTTTATCATATCTCATAAAACTGGATTAGAAGATAAATTTGAAGATCACATTCGATTTGAAAAACTTAAAGGATTTAGCAGGATGGTATCATGATTGGAATTGTTGGTAATGGCTTTGTAGGTAATGCAGTATATCAAAACCTACGTGACAAAGTAGAATGTAAGGTCTATGATGTTGATAAGAATAGATCTCTTAATACATTAGGGGAAGTTATCCTTCAAGATTTTATTTTTGTATGTCTTCCTACTCCTATGAGAGAAGGAGGGGAATGTGATTTATCAATACTGGATAATTTCTTTGATAATTTACCAGAGAATGTGATAGGAACTTTTGTAATTAAATCTACTGTTCCTGTTGGAACTACTAAGAAGTATTCTGAAAGGCATAACGTAATTCATAATCCAGAGTTTCTGACTGCAAGAAATGCTATAGCAGATTTTGCTAAATCTGAAAGGAATATTGTTGGTGGTGATATGGAATTGTGTTCTGAGTTTGTTACTTTCTTTGATCAGCATTTTTCACACATCCCAAGTTTCATTACAACTTCTGATGAGAGTGAAGCAATTAAATATTTCTCAAACACCTTCCTTGCATATAAGGTAGCATATTTCAATAAGATATATGACTTATGCCAAGCAGTTGGAATGGATTATGATACAGTATGTGAGGGAGTAACTGCAGATAGTAGAATAGGTAAATCCCATACCAAGGTTCCTGGTATAGATAATGATAGGGGATTTGGTGGAACGTGTTTCCCTAAAGACCTTAACTCCTTGATTGTTCAGATGGAATCTCATGGGGTAAATGCTGACATGCTAAAAGAAGTATGGCAGTATAATAAACAAATTAGAAAAGTTATTGATTGGCCAGTGACATGAAAGTTTTAGTAACAGGGCATAGAGGTTTTATTGGTCGGTATGTATTTGCCGATTGGAGAAAAGAACTTGGATATCAAGTTCATGGTTTGGATCATCCAGACGATGTGGGTGATTTTAATATTAGTGGTAAGATGGAATCAGGTGATTATGATCTTGTAGTTCATCTTGCAGCATGGGCAGATATACGTGAGAGTCTTGAGAAACCTGAAGAGTATTATGAGAACAATGTAGTAAAGACAAAACGATTGTTTGATTGGTGTAGAGACACTAATACAAGACTTTTATATGCTTCTTCCAGTGCCGTAGATGGTGCGTATTGGAATAATCCTTATGCAATGAGTAAATGGATCAATGAGCAAATGGCACCCCCTAACAGCGTAGGAATGAGGTTTACAACGGTTTATGGCCCTGATAGTCGGGATAATATGATGTATGGTATGTTAAAGGAAGGAACTGCACCATATGTAACAAACCATAAAAGAGACTGGATTCATGTAAAGGATGTTTGTCGTGCTATCAGGTATCTTGCTCCTAGCACTATATGTGGCCCTGTTCCTGTTGGATATGGAGAATCTATTCCAGTAAGAAAATTGGCAGAAGCATTTGGTAGAGGTGATCTACCAGTTAAGGATTATACTCCTGGTGAGGTGGATGATAATGTTGCGGATATATCTATTATAGCTAGCACTGGATGGATGCCAATGATAAATATTCTGGATACCGTAAAATCAGATGATTAGTAGTTGCGTTCAGCAAGGAAGCAATCCAGCAGTATTAAACCCAGTTGACACTGCTGACCCTAATGCGTATACTGTCTGTGGAGGTATGACAACGGGTGAATCCGAACAGTGGGGTAACGAAGATGAAAGTTCCTAATTGGCAACATCATAGTAAGAAGGAGAGTAAAAGAACTCTCAAACCACAAGCATTGCGTCAAGCAAAGCAAAAGTTACAAAATGTTAAGATGCGTTACATGACCTCCAAGAAGCGGAGGTCTTCTAGTATTATGGGTATATCAGACGAAAACAAACATGGCAGTTCAGCAAGAAATCAAGTCACAACTAGCAAAGTTGCTTGCTACTGAAGATCTAGTAGTAGAGCATAAGCAATGTGAGACAGCACAATTCAATGTTCATACTCGTGTGTTAACTCTTCCTATGTGGGAGAAAGCAAGTGATAGAGTATATGATATGCTTGTAAGTCATGAGGTTGGTCACGCACTCTTTACACCTGATCAAGATCCTCCAAAAGATATTCCACATGATATTGTAAATGTATGCGAGGATGCAAGAATTGAGAAATTGATGAAGCGTAAGTATATGGGAATTGCCAAGACCTTCTATAGAGGTTATACTGAACTTAGTGATAAAGATTTTTTTCAAATAGAAAATGAAGATATTGATACTTTTAATCTTGCTGATCGGATTAATCTATATTACAAGATTGGTTCGTTCGTTGATATACCTTTTACAACTAGTGAAAAGGAGATTGTCGATTTAGTTGGATCTGCTGAGACTTTTGAAGATATGGAAAATGCTGCAAGAGTAGTATATCAATATTGTATGCAAGAGCAAGAAAGTGAAAAGGAACATATGGATGATGCAGAGGAACAAATGGAAATGGAGATGGAATCAAAAGCTCCTGATTTGGGTGAGGATACTACTGAGTATGAGGATCAAGAAGGTGAAGAAACTGAATCTGATAAGAAACCATCACAGTCAATCGACATGGAGAATGGTAGCATCCATAGCGATCAGATACCTGAGTTTCCTAAAGATATAGAAGTTCAAACAGCAGAATCTTTAGAGGAAAGATTGAAGGATTTAGTAAATACTCAAGGGCATGAAAATGTTTATACTGAATTGCCAAAAGTAAATCTTGATACTATAATTGCCAAGAACTCTGAGGTTCATGCTGAGATTGATGAATACTATAATGCTAGAGCAGCAGAGTGGGATAAAGATGAACATCGTTTAGAAACGGATGTATTTCCAAAAGGAATATTTGATTTTGTAGATGCAGACTTTAACAAATTTAAAAGAGATGCACAAAAAGAAGTCAATTATCTTGTCAAAGAGTTTGAGTCTCGTAAGGCAGCTTCGAGTTATGCTCGTGCTGCTACTAGTCGCACTGGGGTTCTCGATACAGCGAAGCTTCATACTTACAGATATAACGAGGATCTCTTTAAGAAGATAACTGTATTACCTGATGGTAAGAATCATGGATTGGTCTTTATATTAGATTGGTCTGGTTCTATGAATAGAGTTATGCTTGATACTATTAAGCAACTTTATAACTTAGTCTGGTTCTGTAGAAAAGTTTCTATACCATTTGAAGTCTATGCATTTAGTAATGAATGGTATAGTAGTCAAGAATATTATGGTAGGGATTCTGAGTTATTTAAAGAAAGGGTAGAACATTATGAAGGAAAAGAGGGTCATCTTCATGTAGATAATAAATTTGCTTTAATGAATATGCTTACTAGTAAGGTAAATTCAAAAACATTAGAACATCAAATGATTAATGTTTGGAGACTTGCTACATCTTTTGGTTCATGTATGAGGTATAGTGGTTATACTACGACTTTTTATAATTTTCCTCGTAGATTATCTTTATCTGGAACTCCTTTAAATGAAAGTCTAGTTGCACTACATCAGATTCTTCCTCATTTCCAAAAGCAAAATAAAGTTGAAAAGGTTCAATGCATTATTCTTACTGATGGTGAGGCCTATCAATTACCATATCGTGTTAATGTAAAACGTCATTGGGAAAACGATGAGTTTCTAGGATGTAGAAACTGTAATGGTGAACATTCATTCTTGAGAGATCGTACAGTTGGTAAAACTTATAGGTTTGGGTGGAGTTATCATGAATTTACAGATGCTTTACTTAAAAATCTTAAAGATAAATTTCCTACAGTTAACTTCATTGGTATTCGTGTTATAGAAAAAAGAGATGCTTTAAGATTTGCTAGAATGTATCATATGGAGTATACTGATGATTATTGTAAAATAGAAAGAGATTGGAAGAAACAAAAAAGTTTCACAATCACTAAGTCTGGATATGATGCATACTTTGCACTTTCTTCTGATAACCTTGCAGATGATGCTGAGTTTGAAGTTCAAGAAGATGCAACTAAAGCACAAATCAAAAGAGCATTTGCCAAATCTCTTAAGACTAAAAAACTAAACAAGAAAGTTCTTGGAGAATTCATTTCACTGGTGGCTTAATTATGACTAAAGAATACATTAAAGAAATCCCTAATTGGGAAAAACAGTATCTTGATACTATGAGGGGTAAGTTATCTAAGCAACAAATAGAGTTGCTTGAGGGTAGGGATATTAAATCTCATGAAGGTATGATCTATGGTCAGATGTATGTTGATTGGAAGAGGAGTAAAGATGAGAATGAATGATCAAACTAAACTAGTATTCGCTCTAGAACATGTAGCACATCTACATGATTTGATAGAAGGTAATGAGTGGGAATCTTATTTGGTTGGTAATTTACGCACAATAGAATATGAACTTGAACGTCAATTATCCTTACTCCAATATGAGAGAAGGAACATAAAGAAAAAGTTAAATGATTAAATATTTAACGAAATAGGAGATAATTTATATTATGGTATTGTTTATTTGAAAATTATGTACATTGTATACGAAGAACACATCGAACTTTTAGAAAAAGAAAACAAAGAACTTGAAAAGGAAGTTCACCTTCTCCGTAGAAGGTTGGAATATTATAAGGGTTCTCCAAGAAATGGGGAAAGGAAATGAGTGGAGATTGTAGAGAACAACCAGTTATTTTTTATAGTGAGGAAATGACTAAATCAAAGATGATTCTTTTATTACAGAACGGAGTTAGATTTAAGAAATTTGAATATCTATTAGAAGATGAAGAAGAATAAATAAGTTTAGGAATTGTCGCAAAGCATGAAGACCTATAAAGAGTTTATACAAGAGAGTAGTCTCTCTAGAATAAAAAGTAAGTCTGATAAGAGTGGGATAGCAACTCTCTCGGCTGATCGTGGTAACAAATCAAGAAAAGATAATCAAGCAAGATCAAAGCAATTACAAAAAGATATTCGTGGTAAATTTGGTAGAGGGCCTACTAAAGTAAAAGGATCGTATCTAGAAAAAGATAAGAAGACTGGAGAAGAAAGAAAGGTAAAGGAGAAAAGTTATGCAATAGATCGTGGTAAGATGAGTAAGAAGAAGTTTAAGAAAGAGGTTAAGAAACTAGGTAAGAAGTATGGTCAGGATTCTGTCTTGACACAAACTAAAAAAACTGCTACACTCCATAGAACCAGGAAAGGAGGTTTAGAAAAGAAAGGAGAAAATGTGGGTAGGTTCAAACCTCAAGGTAAAAACCCATATGGGCAATCTCAAATTAAAGGAAAAACTTTTTCATACGGAGATTAATGACAAAACTTTATGATGACTCCAACTGGAGAGAAGAATACAAAGCATACACAAGTAGCAAGACGCAACTTGAGTTGTTAGAGAATGGGCCTAAACAACTTGCTCAAGCATGGATCTTGGGTGCAATGTATAATAAATGGAAAAAGATGAAGGGATATGATAAATTGGATCCAAAGGAGAATGAGGGTCAATTGCAATCATCCATGAAAGAGTGGGAAGCAAGTGTTAAGAAATATCAACATTAACTGACAAGGGGTTTTAAAGCCCCTTCAATGGTCTATAATAAGGTCATTGAAACGAAACTACATTATGACTGCACCATTTGAACTTAAGATGACCGACCAAGAAGCATTTGATGGATTGAAAGCATCCTTTGGAAAAGAATTTGTAGCTGCTGATGTTCGTGCTTTTTGTAAGATGAACGATATTGCTTATCAGACTGTTACTAAGAAAATTAAACAATATAAAGTGGGTAAAGGTAAGTGGAACCTAGAAGTAACTTTGGAGAAGGTTAAGGAAATAGAAAATGCATTTGCTGCTCCTTCAGTTCTACCAGAAGTGAAAGAAAATCTAGTTCCAGCAAAAGATGATACCTTTGTAAAATTTGGACCATTTAATGACCTTAAGAAAATAATTCAATCTAAATTATTTTATCCAGCATTTATTACTGGATTGTCTGGTAATGGTAAAACCTTTAGTGTGGAACAAGTTTGTGCTCAGTTAAAGAGAGAACTTATTCGGGTAAACATTACAATAGAAACAGATGAGGACGATCTTATTGGTGGGTTTCGCCTTGTTAATGGCGAGACGGTATGGCACAACGGGCCAGTCATCGAAGCACTTGAAAGGGGATCAGTCTTACTTTTGGATGAAGTGGACCTTGCATCTAATAAGATACTTTGTTTACAATCCATCCTAGAAGGTAAAGGAGTTTTTCTTAAGAAGATTGGTAGATTTGTAAAACCTGCTGCAGGATTCAATGTAATTGCTACTGCTAATACTAAAGGTAAAGGTTCTGATGATGGTAGGTTCATTGGTACTAATGTATTGAATGAAGCATTCCTTGAAAGGTTCCCTGTAACATTTGAGCAAGACTATCCATCACCAAATATAGAGAATAAAATTCTTAAGAATGTTGCTGATGACTTGGGGGTTACTGACTTTGAGTTCTGTAAGAGACTAGTAGACTGGGCAGACATTATCCGTAAGACATTCTATGATGGTGGTATTGAAGAAATTATTAGTACTCGTCGTCTAGTTCATATCTTACGTGCATACAGCATCTTTAAGGATAAAGCAAAGTCTATCGGAGTTTGTGTAAACAGATTTGATGATGAGACTAAGCAAGCATTCCTTGAATTATATGATAAGGTAGATGCTGACTTTGATTTTGAAAAAGCGGAGGATGAAGCATATGAAAGTAACTGATCATATCGGAGTCTTTGATGGTGGAGTTCCTAAAGAATTATGTAACTCCATCATTGAGTCCTTCAATCTTTGGGAGGGTAACCGTGAGTTTATAGGGCCTTGTTTCAAAGATGGTGACAAGCAAATGAAAGATGGTCACTATTCTAGAAGTGATGTTCAAATGTGTTTGGAAGTTGTAGAGTTGGATTTAGCAAAACAACTCAACACATATCTTAGAAAAGCATTTGATCTCTATGCTAATGTGTATAGGGGATTGACTCAAGATACAGACCCATTATCTTCTTGGACTACAAAGGTTCAAAGAACAAATGCTGGTGGTGGTTATCACCAATGGCATTTTGAAGATGGGCAATTCATTTATAGAGATAGAACTCTTACTTGGATGATCTATCTAAATGATATTCCAGTAGAGAATGGTGGAGCAACTGAGTTCTTACATCAAAAACTTTCATTACAACCAAAGGCAGGAACTATTGTATTATGGCCTGCAACATATACCCACGTACATAGAGGAGGATTCTTGACAGGAGAAATTCCTAAGTACATTTCTACAGGATGGTTCCTTAGAGAGCCTGGACAAAAGACAAGGGAGTTGCTATAATATGGCTTGGTGGTTACTAGATTCAGTAATGAATGGAACTATGGAAAAAGATTATCCAGTTAGAGAAGACATGAGTATGTCTGTGGAAGGAGATGATTACAAACATTCTCCTTACTATTATGATTATACGAGAAATGACCATGATGCAAAGAATCCATTTACAGATGCTTTTGATTATATGATGGCAGAATCAGTAGTTAGTGGTGATGATGGTTATCCATCAGCATTTAATACATTTGCAGATAACGATGATCAGATTGCACATCATTTTGCAGATTCATTAACACTAAATACCGAGGGCC